GTGCGGCCCCTGCTGCTCCGGCCGCCCGGGGGCCCCGGGCTGGCCTGGCGGCCGGGGCGGCCCGGGCGGGCTGGGCTGTGAGGGCGAGCGGGGGGGGGGGGGTTAGGTGAGAGCGGTTTGGGGGGCGCCGGGGGGCCTCGATGCGTGTGTACCCTCCCGGGATACGCAGACCCTTCCAGAACTTTCTCAGGAAAAAAAAAGGCACATCACGGGATACGCAAACGATTCCCACGAATTACCAGAAAAAAAACAGACCATCCCCAAAATAGCCTTACGTCGTTCTATCAGGTCCCCAAACATCACCCGCTTGACGTTGCTCCACGAAAACCCTACTGTGTGGCCCGCCAGCCCTCCATGTTCGTTCCCCGACTTGGTGTGGGTGCCCCTGGCAAGCTGCCCTTGGTCGGGCGGCAGCATACAAGTAGCCCGACCATTGTGATCGAACTCGAAGGGGAAGCCCGAGTGAAACCGCTGACTGCCATGGAGATCCAAGCCGTCGATCACTACGTCTCCACGCCCGGCTGCAGCAAGGGCCAGGCGATGCGTGTGGCCGGCTACTCCCGAACGGTCACCGACAACCCCCAGAAGATGTTCAACAAACCGAACGTGGCCGCGGAAGTGCGACGCCGCCGCGAGATCATGGCCAGAAGGGCGGAAGTCACCGAGGAGAGGATCGTTGCCGAGTACGCCCGTATCGCCTTCGGCAGCATCGCGAAGTTCAAGAAGGTGGACTTCAATGGCGGCCTGTATTGGGATTTCACCGGCGCTACGGAAGAAGACCTTGAGTTGATCGAGGCGATGGACACGGAGACCTATGTCGATGGCCGTGGCGAGGAAAGCCGGATCGTCAAGAAGCTGAAGATCAAGCCGTATCCCAAGTTGCAGGCACTCGACGCACTGGCGAGGCATCTGGGGCTGTTCAAGGACAGCGTGAACGTCACCCATGAGGTTACGCTGGTGGATCGCATGACACGCGGCCGCGAGCGGGTTTTCAGCCAACAGGTGATCGAAGGGCAGGCAGAGAAGGTCGAGGATGCCTAACGTCCCCAAGGTAACGCCTGAAGAGCAGTTGGCTGGGGACCTGGGGATGCTCTACGCCGATCCCTTGGGTTATGTCATGTACGCCTTCCCGTGGGACATCGAGCGGTCGATCCAGATGGTCGAGTTGAAGCCCCACTTTCAGGAGCGGTTCAACGGCACGAAGTTTGGCCCCGACGAGTGGGCCTGTGACTTCCTCGACGACCTGGCAGCCGAGATCAAACTGCGACGGTTCGACGGCACCAACGCCGTCATGCCCATCCAGTTCGCCACCTCCAGCGGTCACGGTATTGGAAAATCGACCCTCGCTGCGTGGCTGGCGAAGTTCATCCTCGATACCCGCCCCTACAGCCGTGGCGTCATCACGGCCAACACCGCCGATCAGTTGAAGACGAAGACGTGGGCCGAGGTCGGCAAGTGGCACAACTTGTCGGTCACGAAGCATTGGTTCAGCTATTCCAGCGGTCGCGGCGCCATGTCACTCACACACAAGGAGTTCAAGGAGAACTGGCGCTGCGATGCCCAGACCTCACGCGAGGAGAACTCCGAAGCCTTCGCCGGTCTCCATGCCGCCAACTCGACGCCGTTCTACATTTTCGATGAGTCATCGGCCATCGCCAACCGCATCTTCGAGGTTCGTGAGGGCGGTACGACGGACGGCGAGCCGATGGTCTTCGACTTCGGAAACCCGACACGAAACAGCGGTCACTTCTTCGAGGAGTGCAAGGGCGAAATCTCCAAGCGGATCAAGGTCAGGCAGATCGACTCCCGCAACGTGGCCATCACCAACAAGGCCCGAATTCAGCAGTGGATCGACGACTACGGTGAAAACAGCGATTTCGTCAAGGTCCGCGTCAGGGGTGAGTTCCCCTCCGCATCGTCGCTCCAGTTCATCGCGACCGAACTCGTTGAAGCAGCGTTCAAGAAAGAACTGATTGTCGATCGTTTCGCTCCTCTCGTCATCGGCGTTGACGTAGCAAGGTTCGGTGACGACGAGACCGTCATCTACCCCCGTATCGGAGACGACGCGCGTTCGTTCCCCCCGAAGCGGTACAGTCAACTCGACACCATCCAGATCACCGGGCAGGTCACGGGCATGATCCGTGAGTTCCGCAAGATCGGCATGGAGCCATCGGCCATCTTCATCGACGGTGGCGGCGGCTACGGTGGTGGCGTCGTCGATAACCTCCGGGCGCTCGGCTTCACTGTCTTCGAGGTTCAGTTCGGCGGGTCGCCTCTCGACAAGCAGGCTTACCGCTTCAAGGCCGACGAGATGTGGGGGAACATGCGTGACGCCCTGACCGCTGGCCGTCTTGCCCTGCCCGACAATCCCGACATCAAGAGCCAGTTGACGCAACGTGAGTTCGGCTATACCTTGAAGCAGCAAGTGAACCTTGAGTCCAAGAAGGACATGAAGGCGAGAGGTCTCATGTCGCCCGATATTGCTGACGCCCTGGCTCTCACGTATGCTCAGGAAGTCGAACGCCTCGATCTCCCAATCGGGGAGGCCCGCGAGAACAGAACCGTCCAGCACGAGTACGATCCGCTGGAGCAGAAATGGTAGAGGACGACCATGGCGATCACTCCCGTAACGACCCCTGTAGCGGGCTTCTGCTCCCTGACCCTCTGGGAAGCCCTCGTGACGACGACGGACCACACTGGTCTGCCTGTCAGTATCCCCGGCGCTGCCGACCGGACAGTTCAGGTCATCGGTACGTTTGGCGGGGCTACCGTCATCATCGAAGGTTCGAACGATGGCGTGACGTGGGCGCAGTGCCATGACTTCGCGGGCCCCGTGGTCTCGTTCACGGCAGCCGGGATGACGAAGTTGGCAGAGAACCCCCTGCACCTGCGGGCGCGTCTCTCCGTCGTCGGTTCGGGCGCTGACGTGGATGTCTACATGTTGTCGCGGACGACCCGCTGAGATGCTTCGTCGCCGTCGACAGCGAAGGGCAGGCCCTGATGATTGAAACTCAGCAAACTCTTGAGAAGCAGAGAGGGTGAATCATGAGTTTCATCACAAAAGGCCCTAGTACCCCCGCGGTCCCTGCATTGCCCAAGGCTCTGCCTCCGCCGCCCACGATCCTCGACCCCGCGGTCACACGAGCGCGGACTGAAGAACGTGCGCGTGCGGCGTTGGCAGGCGGAACCGACAGCACCATCCTGACCGGCGCCAGTGGTCTCGTCGGTTCCGGCAACACGGCGACCAAAACCCTGTTGGGGCAGTAGACCATGGCCGACGAAACCAAGCGCGACAAATATCAGCGCCAAGTCTCCGCCATGCGCGAGGAACGCCAGTCGTTCATCTCGCACTACCAGGAGCTTGCCCAGTTCATTCAGCCCCGCCGTGGCCGGTTCCTGATTACCGATCGCAACAAAGGTGATCGGCGCTACAACAACATCATCAACTCGCGAGCCACACAGGCGCATCGCATCGCGCGGTCGGGTATGCTGGCTGGTATCATGTCGCCCGCGCGGCCATGGGTCCGCTTCAGCACCTTCGACGCCGATCTCATGGAGTTCGGGCCGGTCAAGAACTGGCTCTACAAGGCCGAGACGATCCAGCGCGAAATCTTCAACCAGTCGAACCTCTACAACATGGCTCCGGTCATGCTGGGCGAACTGCTGCTGTTCGGGACCGGGGCCATGTCCCATGTCGATGACTTCGATGACGTGGCCCGCTTCTACACGCACACTGCCGGCAGCTACATGATCGCGCAGGACAACAACTACCGCGTCCGCACGTTCGCCCACGAGTTCGAGATGACCGTCAAGCAGATGGTCGACGAGTTCGGCAAGGACAAGTGCAGCCAGTTCGTGCGCGACCAGTACGACAAGAGCAACTACAATGCGTGGTACCCCGTCACCCAGTTCATTCAGGCCAACGACGACTACCGTGAGTCCTCGAAGCTGTCGAAGTACAAGGCGTTCTCGTCCTGCTACTACGAGCCGGGCAACAACGACAAGGACCAGTTCCTCCGCGAAAAGGGCTTCGAGGAGTTCCCCGTCTACTGTCCGCGTTGGGACGTGACGGGCGAGGACATCTACGGCACCGACTGCCCGGCCATGACTTCGCTTGGCGACATCAAGAGCCTCCAGGTCGAGGAGAAGCGCAAGGCACAGGCCATTGACAAGATGGTCAACCCTCCCCTGCACGGGCCGGCATCGGCCAAGAACGTGTCGGCGCTGCCGGGCGGCTACACCGGCTTCGATGGCGACCCCAGCAGTCAGGGTATCCGCCCGATCTACATGGTGTCACCGCAGGTGCAGGAACTCATGGCCGACATTCAGGCCACCGAACGCCGTATCGAGACCTCGTTCTTCGTCGATCTGTTCCTCGCCATATCGACCATGGAAGGCATCCAGCCGCGCAATCAGTTCGACCTCATGCAGCGCAACGAGGAACGCCTGCTCCAGCTAGGGCCTGTGCTTGAGCGTATGCACGGCGAGTTCCTTGCGCCTCTCGTCGATCGCACCTTCAATCAGATGGTTCGCGCCAACCTTTTGCCGCCTGCCCCGCCCGAGCTTGAGGGCAAGGAACTGAAGGTCAACTTCATCTCGACCCTCGCCATGGCGCAGCGCGCCGTGGCCGTGGGTGGAATCGACAGGCTCGCGGCGTTCGTCGGCGGTCTGGCCAAGGCCGGCTTCGCCCAGACCCTCGACAAGTTCGACGCCGATCAGGCTGTCGACGAATACGCCAACGCCATCGGTGTTCCGCCTACGATCGTTGTGCCCGACGATGCCGTCGCCCAGATCAGGGCCGATCGCGCACAGCAGCAGCAGCAGGAGCAGGCGATGCAGATGGCGCAGCAGGGCGCCAACACCGCCAAGATGCTGTCGGACGCCAAGACTGACGGCAAGAACGCGCTGACCGATCTGACAGGTGGCGCATGAGCGATTACGAACACCCGCAATCCGTTATCGTTTGTCAGGGCCCTCCTCGCTGCACGCTGACAGGTGACGATGCAATCGCTGCGGTCGAAGCAGGCTGCGTTTGGTGTCGTCGCATCACCATCCACGCAGACGGAACAAAGACTGAGACCGGCCCCTACAGCGACGGTGCGACATGAGCGGCTACGACGACGAAACAGAATTGCGTAAAGCTACCACCGTCACCGATGACGACGATGCCTATGTCGTTGGCCAGAAGACGAAGCGGCGTAGCCAAGCTACCGAGAAAGAGACCGAGGACTTCAAGAAGCTGATCGGCACCTACGAGGGCCGCGCCTTCGTCTGGCGCATCCTTGAGAAGTGCGAGGTCTACCAGACGACGTTCACGGGCGACGCCTTGACATCGGCCTTCAAGGAGGGCAAACGATTCATTGGACTTGCGGTCATGGGTGAGGTATTTACAGCATCGCCTGTCGTCTATAGATTGATGCAGGATGAAGCCGATGAGCGGCTTCGTATTCTCAATGGGGAAGGGACTTGAAGATGGCTGACGAAGTTCAAACCGAGACAATCCTGGCTGGCACTGAAAACGCCACGGCTGCCGATGCTGCGAAGGTTACTGCCGACGCTGAAGTCGCAAAGGCGGCTGACGCTGAAGTCGCAAAGGCGGCTGATGGTGATGAAACCGCCAAGAAGGCCGAAGGCGCGCCCGAGACCTATGGCGACTTTACGGCCCCCGAAGGCGTCGAACTCGCGTCCGAAGCGGTCGAGGGTTTCAAAGACATCGCCAAGGAACTCAATCTCTCGCAGGATGCAGCGCAGAAGCTCGTCGACTATCACGTGAAGCACTCCACGGAGCAGGCACAGGCGCAGGCCACTGCGTTCAAGGAAATGTCGGACGGCTGGGCGGCCGCTTCAAAGGCGGACAAGGACATCGGCGGCGCCAACTTCGAGGCGAACGCGGCAGCCGCCCGCAAGGCTATCACGGAGCTTGGGACACCGGAGCTTGTCACCGCTCTCAATACCTCCGGGCTGGGCAACCATCCCGAAGTCGTCCGCGTCTTTGCCAAGGTCGGCAAGATGATGGCGGAAGACGGTGTGGTCACGGGCAAGAGTGCGGCAGAACCGCCCAAGTCCGCGGCTCAAACCCTGTACCCCGGAATGAACTGAACGCAACTGGAGAATATGAACCATGGCCGCTCTCAGCGTGCTGAACCCCACTCTGCTTGATCTGGCAAAGGCGCAGGACCCCAATGGTTCAATCGCGACCGTTGCCGAAATCCTCAACGAGACGAACGAAATCCTCGCTGACATGACGTGGATGGAGGGCAACCTCATCACCGGCAATCGTTCGACGGTCCGCACTGGTCTGCCCGCCCCGACGTGGCGTCAGATGTACGGCTTCGTCCAGCCGACCAAGGGCACCACGGCCCAGGTCACAGACAACTGCGGTATGCTCGAAGCGTACTCGGAAGTTGACAAGGCGCTGGCCGAACTGAATGGCAACTCCGCTCAGTGGCGTCTGCTGGAGGATCGTGCCCACATCGAGGGTATGAACCAGGAGATCGTCGACACCCTGTTCTATGGCAACGAGGGCACGGAGCCTGAAGCCTTCACCGGCCTCAGCCCGCGCTACAACAGCCTGTCGGCTGCCAACGCCGAGAACATCATCGCTGGCGGCGGGGTGAGTACCGACAACGGTTCCATCTGGCTGATCTGCTGGAGTCCGATGACGATCCACGGCATCGTGCCCAAGGGATCGCAGGCCGGTCTCCAGGTCGAGGACCTTGGCCGTGATACTGCCACTGATGGCAGCGGCGGTCTGATGCAGGTCCTTCGCAGCCACTATCGTTGGGACGCCGGTCTGACCGTGCGTGACTGGCGTTATGCAGTGCGCATCGCCAACATCGACAAGAGCCTGCTGGTGAAAGACGCGGCATCGGGCGCCGATCTGCCTGATCTCATGTTCCGTGCCATGAACCTGATCCCGAACCTCGCCATGGGTCGCCCGGCTTTCTATGCGTCGCGCGACATGAAGACGATGCTCGGGCGTCAGACGGCCAATCTGACCAAGGCATCGACCCTGACGACCGAGATGGTCGGCGGCAAGCTCGTCACCAGTTTCCACGGTATTCCCGTGCGTCGCGCCGACGCGCTGGCTGCCGACGAAACTCTCGTCTCCTGATCTCTAGCGGGTAAGCTTACGTAAAGCTACCGGAAGGAAATCTCACCATGGCAATCATGGACAAGCGTACCCTCTTTGCCGAGAACTTCGATCTGGACCAGGAGACCGGGACGTTCCTGTTCACCAACCAGATCGACCTCGGTGTCGCGGGCCGCGACCCCGGCAACGGCCAGGTCGTGTACCTTTGCCTCTCGGTCGACGAGACGTTCACGGACGGTGGCGACGCTGCCACCCTCCAATTCCGTCTCGCCTCGGACGACACCGCCGCGACCCACGCTACGACCAGCACGGGGCATCTTCTGTCCGCTCCGATTCTGAAGGCGGCGCTGGTGGCCGGCAACAAGTTCGCGTTCACCCTCCCTGTTTCGGGGACGGCCTACGAGCGGTATCTGGGCCTCCAGGCCATCGTCGCGACTGCCGGCTTCGACGCCGGCGAGATCACGGCGTGGCTCTCGCTCGATCCGATCGGCTGGAAGGCTTATGCCGACGCGACCAACTGATGACACGGGGGAGGAGCTTCGGTTCCTCCCCCATCGTCACTGTACAATTCCGTAGGGGAAACCGATGGCCAACGTCATTTTCAGGAAGAACTGGTACTCGGGAGACCGCCGTTACAGGCGCGGCTCCCAGCCGCAGGAGGTTCCTGACGAGCTTGTGTCGGTTCTGCCGTCGTCGTGTGAGATCGTTGCGGACGAAGACATGCCTGCCGAGACAGTCGAGGCAGAACCCGCGACGGACTGGCGCACGGAAGTCGATACCGACCGCGCCAGCGAAGACGAAGCCGAAGCCTTGCGCCAGCGCGCCCTGAAGTTCCAACAGGAGCTTGAAGACGAGCGCGAACAGCGTCATGCCGAGCAAACGCTAGCCAACCGTCAGGCGAGCATGGCCAGGACGCGCGAAATCGGGCGAGCCAAGGAAGCAGCAGGCACGTCCAAGCGCCGTGGCCGCCCCCCGAAGACCAAGCCGCAGGAGTAGCACCAGATGACGACCACGATTTCCGGCGATTTCACGGCCAACGGCAGTTCGTCGATCCTCTCGATCGGTCGTCAGCCCGAGAACGTCACCTTCGATCTGCTCGGGCCGTCTGAGGGGCGCTACCTCTTCCATCGTTCCGTCACCCGCAACCCCGCTGGCGCATGGGAAACCTTGGCGTCCTATGCCGATCAGGCGGCAGCGGTCCATCGCGTATTCCCGTCCGACGGCAACCAGCTTTTCAAGATCGAAGCCCGTGGCCTTGACGACAAGGTGACGAACGGGGCTTTCGCAGCCGATACTGACTGGACGGCTGGCGTCGGCTGGACTATCGCGACCGGCGTCGCCACGCGCACGGCTTCGGCCAGCACCCCCAATCTCGATCAGACCCTTGCGACCGGACTGATCGAAGGCGCGTCCTACACCGTCACTTTCGACATCACGACTTCCGCAGGTTCGCTCACAGTCAGCCTGGGCGGCGGGACCGCTTCTACTGCGATCAGCGATGCCGACGCAACCGTGTCGGTCACGCTTGTGGCCGGGGCGACGGCGGTCCTTCAGTTTGCCGCGGGCGCTACCTACGCCGGTACGCTCGATAACATCACGGTGATTCCGCAGGCCAGCTACACCCTTGCCGACGAGAACGCCGTCGATCTGAACCGCAAGGACCTCGATGATCGGGTGCTCCAGCAGTCGACGCAGGAAACCGAAAACTTCCCCAACGGTATCACCGGCAACGTCATCGGCAACGTCACCGGCGCTGTCACCGGCGCTGTCAACGATGTGCCGGTGGCCGAACTCCAGACCGTCGATCCCTCGCAGAAGTTCACGCTGTTCGAGGACTTCTACGGAACGTGGGCTATCGGTGACGCGGGTCCCGCTGATACGTGGTCCACGACTGCCGGGTCTGGCACGGCCAACGCCGTAGCCGTTACCGTCGCTGGATCGGTCAACGGCGAAGTGACGCTCAAGAGCGCCAGCGACGATGGCACAGTCGCCGCCAACTGCTCGACGTTCACAGGCATCAACGCCAGTTTCAAGGCAAACCAGGGCGGTCTCGTCATGGAAGCCCGGTTGAAGATCGACGACATCTCCGAGGCCGTCATGTTCGTCGGCTTCACCGACACGATTTCCACCACCGTCGAACTGCCGATCTTCCTTGCCACTACCAACATCGACAGCGATGCCGCGAACGCCTGCGGCGTGGGCTACGATGTGGACGGCACGACCAAGCAGTTCTTTCATGGCGGCGTCAAGGCCGACACCGATACGGTTCCTGCCTACTCAGGCACGGCGCCGGTCGATGCCACTTACTTCATCGTTCGCGTCGAGGTCTCGGCTGCGGGTGCTGTAACCGGCTACATCAACGGAGTCGCCATCGGTGCGGCAGTCGCCGCCGCCGTGACGATCACGACCGCTCTTACGCCGTGTATCGTCATCGGCAACCGTAGCGCCAATCAGGTCATCGCGACGATCGACTATGTGTGGGCGCAGCAGAACCGATAGGGAGTAGCTGATGGCTCAGTCTTCGGTTTCAATTTGCAGCCTTGGTCTGTCGATGCTTGGTGAGGACCCTATCGAGTCCCTTACCGAGCAGTCGGCTGCTGCCGGCCAGTGCAACATCTGGTACAATCCGTGCCGCCGCCAGACCCTTGAGGATTTCGACTGGAACTTCGCCCGCCGTCGCGCCACGCTTGCCCTGCATGGCGATGCAGCCCCAAGCGGCATCTGGACATTCCGCTATCAGGTGCCGTCCGATTGCCTGTCGGCGCGCTACATCCAGAACCCGCTTGGCGATCAGGCCGACCCCGTCCCGTTCGAGATGGAACTTTCGCTCGACGGCTCCACCCAGTCGATCCTGACCAACGCTGAGGACGCCATCCTGATCTACACAGTGGATCAGGAGACGACCGACTTCTTCCCCCCGTACTTTGTCGATGCGCTGGCCACCAACATCGCGTCCAGAATTGCGTTCAAGGTGACGGGCAAGCGCACGATCATGTCAGACATGATCCAGCTTTACTTCGTCAAGCTCGCGCGAGCGGAGGCTCACGAAGGCAACCGTCGCGGCGAGCGCAAGCCCCGCGAAGCCTCGTGGGTGGAAGCCCGTGGCTGAGGTCATCCAGCCCAGTTTTGCGAGGGGGGAGATCGGTCCGGCTCTGTATGGGCGGGTTGATCTCTCCGCTTATCGCGTCGCTCTTCGCACGGCATTGAACGCCATCGTTCACGCCTATGGCGGTGTCAGCAATCGCCCCGGCTTGAAGTTCATCGCCCCGGTCAGAGACCACACTTACGCGCCCATCCTGATCCCGTTCAAGCATTCGGTCGACGACACCTATATCCTTGAGTTCGGTGACTTCTACATGCGCCCGATCCGCAACGACGCTCACGTCGTCGAGACCGCGGTAGCGATCACGGGAGCCACGGCTGCGACCCCTGTCGTGGTGACGGCTGCCTCGCACGGGTACAGCAACGGCGATGCCGTCTACATCACGGGCGTCGTGGGGATGACTGAACTCAACGGTCGCATCTTCATCGTGGCCAACAAGACGACGCACACATTCGAGTTGACGAGCGCCTTCACGGGCGACGACATCGTCGGCGCCGGTTACGCGGCCTACGGTTCCGCGGGCACTGTGGCCCGCCTCTACACCGTCGTCTCTCCCTACGCGATCGCGGACTTGCGCGAGGTCAAATATTCGCAGTCCTTCGATGTGATGACGATGACACACCCGACATACCCGGTGCAGGAACTTCAGCGTTCCGGTCACGCAAGTTGGGCCTTCGTCGAGCCGACGTTCGAGCCCGCCATCGACCACCCTGTCGGTCTGACAGCGACGCCGGTATCGGCGGCGGCTGCAACGCATCGTTGGCAGATCACGGCGGTCGCAGAGAGCAACCTTGAAGAAAGCCTGCCCGCGCTCAACACCACCGCCAGGACGATCACCGGCGCCACGGCAGCCAACCCCGTCGTCATCACAGCCACGTCGCACGGCTTCCTCGACGGCGATGAAGTCGAGATCAACAGCATCGTTGGGATGACGGAACTCAATGGCCGGCGCTTCATCGTCGCCAACAAGAACACCAACGACTTCGAGCTTCGCGGCGAAGACGGACTGCTCTATACCGCCTACGCTTCCGCAGGCACGGCCAACCAGACCTTCGTTCGCATCACCAATGGCCAGACGGCGACGCAGCCCAACGCGACTGTCGCGTGGACGGCCTTGACAGGCGCCCGCAGTTACAACGTCTACCGCGAACTGAACGGCATCTTCGGCTTCGTCGGCAGCACTCAGGCGGCGACGTACCTCGACTTCGATACCGTGCCCGACACCCTTTCGACGCCGCCCCAGGCGCGCAATCCGTTCCGTGTCGCCGGTGAATACCCCGCTGCCAACAGTTTCTACCAACAACGCCGGGTCCTGGGCGGACCAAATGATAACCCCGACCGCTCGATCTTCTCCAAGACGGGCTACATCTCCAACTTCTCGATCTCGATCCCCGGTCAGTCAGACGACGCCATCACGGTCGATCTCGTGGCCACGGACGCCAATCGCATCCGGCACTATGTCCCCGGCAAGGACCTGATCGTCCTGACCTCCAGCGCGGAGTGGCGTGTCAACTCCGGTCAGGATTCGGCCTTCGAGGCGGCCACCATCAAGCAGGAGCCGCAGACCAAGTGGGGCGCAAGTCACATGCGGCCCATCGTGATCGACACCGCGATCCTGTTCGTCGAGGAAAACGAGTCCATCGTTCGCACGCTCGGTTACTCGGTGCAGATCGACGGCTACTCCACCGACGACCTGACCTTGTTCGCGCCCCACGTCTTCGAGTTCAATTCCGCCGTTGATTGGGCCTTCGTCCAGTCGCCTGACCCCATCGTTCACATCGTTCGGTCTGATGGCTACGTCGCCACCGTCACCTTCAACCAGAAACAGGAAGTGGTGGCCTGGACGCGCTGGAAGACGATGGGCGATTTCGAGTCCGTCGCTGCGATCCGGCCATCCAGCGCAGAACGTGATGATGCCTCCTACTTCGTCGTCAAACGCCTGATCGACGGTAACGTCGTCCGTTTCATCGAGCGCACCGCGGGCCAACGGTTCGAGGATGTGCGCGATTGTTTCTTCATCGACGCCGGCCTGACCTACGACGTGCCTGTCACGATCACTGGCGCTTCCCTCGCCAACCCTGTCGTCATCACTGCAGCGGCTCATGGCTTCGCAGACGGTGACGAGGTTGACATCTTCGACATTCTCTGGACGCCTCAATACGACAGCCTCGATAACGAGACCCAGCCCTATCAGTTGAACGGGGGCCGCTACACCGTGGCCAACAAGACGGCCGACACGTTCGAACTTTCAGGGACCGATGGATCGGCGTTCGTCGCCTATGTCAGCGGCGGCACGGCGCGCAAGGCTGTGCTGACGATCTCCGGGTTCGAGCATCTGGCCGGGGCCACCGTGCAGGCTCTTGGAGACGGTAACGTGGTTCAAGACCTCGTAGTCTCCAGCCAGGGCGTCATCACCCTCCCCCGCAAGTTCTCGCGCGTCCATGCCGGCCTGAAGTACATCTGCGACATCGAAACCCTCGACGTGGTGACAAGCCCGCAGGGCACCAACCAGGCCAAGGTCAAGCGCGTCTCCTACGTCACCGTGAACTTCGAGAAATCGCGCGGTCTGTTCATCGGCCCGACGAGCGCCAAGCTTACCGAGATGAAGCAACGCGAGTACGAGAACATGGGCGACCCTACGGCTCTGCTCACGGGCAAGAAGAAGGTCACGCTCGACTCCACATGGAACACGAACGGTCGCATCCTCATGCGCCAGCGTTACCCCCTCCCCATGACCATCCTGAGCGTGTCGCCTGATCTCGACGTAGGCGACTGATGATCCAGATCGTTGAAGCCACGACGGACCACGCAATCGAACTGGCGCCCCGTCTTCGCCATTATGACTGTATCACCATCGCAACCCTGGGCTTGACGGCGCAAGAAGCTCTGGTCTCCGGCGTAGTAACATCACGCGATACTATCGCCGCCCTCGTGGATGGCGAAGTCATACTAATGGCCGGGATCGGTTTCGCTTCCATCCTGAGCAACAGTGGGCACCCGTGGATGGCGGCTTCCGACAGGATCGAGCGCCACCCCCGGGCATTGGCCGTCATGGGCCGGCGATGGCTGGCTCACGCCATGTCGCAATACCGCCAGTTGACGAACATGGTGCTGGAGGAGGATGAGAAGGCGAGGCGCTTGCTTGTCTACCTTGGGTTCCATATACTGACCGATGGTCCCGTGACTATGGGCGACGTGTCCTTCCTGCGGTACGAGATGACATCATGAGCGCCGATCCCGTAACAATGCTGGCGATTGCGTCCGTAGCCAGTACGGCTATCGGTGGCGCGGCAACCATGGCCGGACAGGCCCAGGCGTCGAGTGCTGCGCAAGGGCAGGCGGCGTACCAAGCCGGCGTCCTTCGCAACAACAAGATACTGGCTGACCGTGCGGCTCAAGACGCTCTCGATCGAGGCAAGGTCGCAGAGGATCGCCAGCGCATCCAGACGCGCCAGCTTGCCGGACGCCAGCGCGCGGTACTCGCGGCCAATGGCGTTCTGGTTGACAGCGGCAGTGCACTCGATATCACTTCCGATACAGCGATGATCGGAGAACTCGACGCTCTCACGATCAGGGCCAACGCCGAGCGAGAGGCCGAAGGCTTCCGACAGCAGGGCGCCAACTTCAGCAGTGAAGCCGATCTTGCTGACGCGCGGGGGCGGCAAGCCAAGAGCAGTCTTCCGTTGCAGATCGGCGGCACACTTTTGAGCACCACGGGGTCAGTGGCCTCGAAGTGGTACGGGTTCAATCAGGATGGTATCGACTTGCTTGGCTCGCAGCCCAATAACGCTGGCACCGCGATAAACTCCAGCTTCATAAACACGGCGAGGTTCTAATGGCTCGTGTCCCAACCGTACAGACGCAGGAAGTAGCTGCACGGCCACTCAACCCCACGCTTCAGACATCTCAGGGCGCGACCGCTGATGCTTTTGGCCCGACCGGCCAATCGCTCGCGAATATGGGCGTCCCGTTCGAGCAGATGGGCAACGCGCTTGCAGACGCATCGCTGCGGGTCCAGCAGCGTAACGCTGCCGTGGCCCGCGCTCGTGACTTCAATCAGTTCTCGACGACGGCGGCCGAAAACCTTCGCGTGATGCAGCAGACTGAGGATATGTCTGATCCGGGGATGGTTGTTGCCTACAATACCGAAGTCTCGAAGATGATGAACGATTTCGTCGAAGCGCATGGTGGGCGTTTCGGGCCGAACAGCAAGGCCGAGCTGTTTGCCAAGATGGACGGGCTTCGCGCCGGTCTGCTCGATGATGCCTCACGTATCAGTGCCGAAGCCGGCGTTGCCGCGGTGCAGGGCGAGATCGAACGAGATTTCAACGAGCGCACCAACGTTGTGATGAACGACCCCACCCAGTACATGGCCGTGCTGGACAGCGGCTTCGCGTCGTTGGCGAACTATGCCGACGTACTAACCCCGGCGCAGATCATGGAGTATGAGAACTCGTTCGCCGGCGCGGTGACAGAAGCGGCGGTCAACGGCATCCTCTTGCAGCCCGGGGGTTCGGCTGAAGCTGCCCGGTTGTTGGCCACGTCGCCCGCTCTGGCGCGTTATCTCAGCCCGCAGACGATGGGCCGCATCACGACCTCGATTCGTCAGGCGCGTGCGCTGGAGATGGAAGCCGACAGCAGGCGGTTCCAAGTTGGGAGCTCTCTCGTGGACGCGCAGGGCAACGTCATCTACACGGCGCCCGCTGCCCCGACCGGGCCGTCGAAGGCCGACGAAGTGCTTGAAATGGCGAGGATGTTCTTCGATATTACAGGCGAGATGCCGAGTTCGGAGATGCTCGCTAAGGCTGCGTTCGACTTTAACGCCGGTTCTGGCGGGGTTTCTAAGGTCGGAGAAGCCGAAGAGATGGTGGCCTTCTTCGAGGAGCGTGGTATCCCCATGGACCCGGGCATGCTGAAACAATTCTTTGGCGTTGATGTCCCTGAGGGAGAGCGGTCGTTGACCAGCCAGGTCGTTGAAATGAACGCCTTGAGCGTGGCGGCGGGCGGCGAAGAACTCACCCCCGATCAGCTTCTGGTCCTCTTTGAACTCAGAAACAAGCCTGGAATGTCCTTCGCAGATAAGGTGCAAGAGGCCGAAACCCTCTTGAAACGCGAAATGACGGAAAGTGAGTTGGCGGTAATTGGCGGATTCATGGTTCCTGGAAAGAGGTTCCTGGCGGAAGAAATCCGACAGACCAACATTCTCTACGACGCCTATGGGCTGCCCCCGTTGTCCCCCGATCAGGTACGAGCCATGACCGAATCGGGTCTCTATGAAGTCCCCGAAGGCCAGTCATTCGGTGGCGGTGTCGCGGGCGAAACCCTCAATACGTTCAATACCATCCCTCAACTCATCGTTGACGGTACAGCAACCCCAGAGGAGATACGCACGCTGGAGATCGCGGCCACTGACTATGTGCAGTCCAGGACGTTCAATGATCCTGTGACTGGCGAGGTCGTGACGCAGCAGAAAAGCCTTCCGACCGCCGTCGCTGAAGCCTTGAGGTCTGCCGGCGTCGAACTCCCTGGAGCGAGCATCGACGGACTCACAGCCACGTCAGGCCCGAACGCCGGTGGGGCTGACACAGCGCCGGGTTCGGGCGCCGGTGAGGATGACACAGCGCCGGGTGACGAGGCGCCCGAAACAGCCGACATGGCCGAAGCCATAAGCGCCATGCCCCCCAACCTCCAAGGGCGGACGGTGTATGGCATGGCTGATTTGCTGCAAGGCCCCGAGGCTTCGTTCGATCGAACCCTCGCGGACTTGCCTGTCAATTTGCGTCCGGCTCCTGAGCAGGTGTCGGCCAAGCAATTCTTCGATGTGTTCGTCAACGAGGTTGTCAGCGTCTTACAGACCAGCCCGCGTTTCGAGGGCACTGAACGCGCGCAGATCAAGAAAGAACTTAACCTACGGACCGATCCTCTGAGCAACTCGGAGATTTTCCGCGACCAACTCAGGGGTTTGGACAGCGCGCTGCAAGAGCGTCTGAACAGCGCCAATGCGTCGTTGCGGGACAGCACACTCCCCCTTGCGGAGCGCCAGAGATTGCTGCAAGTCGTCAACAGCGTCACCATGCTCCGCAAGAAGCTGATGACCGACGAAGAACGTCAAGCCAATGCCGCTGCTTCGCCCGAAGTGGCCCCCGTGGTGGTAACAACGCAGGACGAAATCAACTCGCTCGCCCCCGGTACGATCTACCAGTTGCCTGATGGGTCGCAGTGGACCAGCGGTAAGGCTCAGTAATGGCCACCGTCCCCCTCAACGACAACGCCGACAAGGCCGCTGCGATCACTGTCGAGTTCGTGCAGGATCAACCGCCGATCGAGGGTTCCGGTCTCGCCCCAAAGGATGGTGACACGCCTGTTCTGACGCCAAAAGCCGGTGATACCCCGGTCGCACCCGTGGAAGCCGCGACCACCGCAGGACAAAGGACCACCGCATTTGGACAGGGAACGGTGTCGGGCGTCGTCCAGGGCGGCACAGCGACGGGAGGTGCCTTCATAGGCGCCAGCACTGGCGCGGCCATTGGGGCCTTCGGCGGTCCCTTCGCTCCTATCACGGTCCCGGTCGGCGCTGTCATCGGCGGCATCACGGGACTGCTCATCGGCGCGGGCGCGGGTGAAGAGGTAAACAGCCTATTGGCCAAGGTTAACACCCCGAGCGGCAACCCTTTGACCTTCGCGAACGAGAATGCGGTCCCCCCGTCTCTGCGTCCGTACTTCGTTGCGGGTAACGCCTTCGGCGGCGCTGCTGCGATGGCGTCGGCTCCTTTTGCCTTGGCCCTCCAGGGCATTCGCTTCGTGCCCAATCTGTTCGGTCGGATTATGAACGGCATGATCAACGGCGCCGCCACCCGTCCGGCTTCGTTCGCACTTTCAGAACTGAGCATGGCCTTTGGCGCGGGGGTTGGTGGTGGCGCGGCTGAAGCCACCTTCCCTGGAAGCTCAGGCGCGCGTCTGACTGGTGAGATGATTGGCGGCACCTTGAACGTTGGCCACATCGCCGTACAGAGTTCCCGCTTCGCTTTGGACCGTGTTGCTCGTATCGTGGCCTCGTTCTCATCTTCGAAGACCGCCGCCGAGAGTATGACGGTGCAGACGCTCCGAGACGTGTTCGCGTCCACTGGCGAGAACGTCGACGATGTGATCGCAGCCCTGCGTGACCCGAACCTCATGGCCGGCCTTGACCTCACGGCGGGCCAGCGCACGGGCAGCGAGACCCTGCTGGCGCTGGAGGCGAGACTAGCGCAGGACAGCGCTACGTTCGGACGAGAAGCAGAGCAACGCGTTCGCGACGCCATGACTTCGCTGCGGAACTCGATCGACCTCATGCAAGGCTCCGGCAACCCGGCTCTCGTGCGAGAGGCTGAACGGGCGCGGGCCACCTACATCCAGGCGTTGATAGGTGCTCAGGTCGAGCGCGCCCGTATAGAGGTCCTGTCTTCAGTGCAGTCGCTCGATCCCTCCAGCGCGCGTTCGCTGATTGACTATGGCCGCAACGTCGAGAGGATTCTGGACAACGCCTTGAAAGAGGCCCGCGCCGTCGAGCGGACGTTGTGGGGGGCCGTCGATCTCTCAGGCGAAGCCGTCCCTGAGTCGGTCCTCGCCGTGGCTGCTTCGATCCGTAGTGGGATGCCACAAGAGGTACGCTTGCCGGGCATCCTTGAGCCCTTGCTCGCGCGTTGGCAAGCCACCGTCAATCTCAACGCTTCGGACCCGTCTCAGGTTGTTGACGTGGTTGATAATACCGGCGCGTTTGAAGCTGGTCTCCGCCGCCAGTTGGACGAGTTCTTCGGTAAAGGCGCGGCGGAACGACCACAGTTCATCACGGCCAACGAGATCAAGATTTTCCGCCAGCACCTGTTGGAACTCTCGCGCGAGGCTGCCGCCCGGAACGAATGGAACGACGCTCGCATCTACGGCCAGTTGGCTGAAGCCGCTCTGGACGATCTCGACAACGCCGTGTCGGTCGATACCGTGGCCTTGCAGACGGCCCGCGAATGGTCGCGCTCTCTCCATGACGCCTTCACGCGCACCTTCGCGGGCGAGTCCATGAACGTGCGCGCATCCGGCGCCGATCGCATCCCGCCCGAAATCGTCATGCGCCGCGCGTTCTCCGATGGCATCCCGGAGATCACCATCAATCGGTTCGACGAGCTTCAGAGGGCAGCGCAGCTTGGCGATATTTCGCGCGACCAGTTGATCGCGCTGGGGAGGCTAGCGACAGACGCCGGCAGGGCCACAGACGAATACGCTGCCCAGATGCTCGAAGCCCAGGATCAGACCCTACGATTCCTGGCATCGCAGATCATCGACTTCACCACCGGGCGGGTAAATGCTAACAGTCTGAATGCTTTCATGGCCCGTCACGGAGAGCTTCTGGACAGGTTTCCCGCGATTCGGGACAACGTTCAGACTGCTTTGGACGCTGAAAACTTCCTTGTTCGCACCGCTGGTCGGGAAGCACGTATCCAACGACTCCTGAGAGAAGACTCAATACTGGCCACGGTCCTGAACACGGAAAACCCTGCTCAGGTCATCTCCGAAACATTGAAATCCGGGCGGTTCCCGGTGCGTGATCTGACCATCATGGCCCGCGACGCAAGCCGTCACAGCCCGGAAGCCGTCGAGGGTCTTCGCAGGGCCATGATTCAATTCCTCATGGACGACGCCTTGTCGCCATCGGCCGGCGCCATAGAGAGCACCGGCAGCGTTTTCGATAAGTTGCGCGCGACATTCGGGCGCGCCGTGAGACCCGGTGGCCCTACTTTGAGTGAGGTTCTCGTGCGATCGCGGATCATGACCCGCGCGGAAGTAGATCAGTTCCAGACCTTCCTCGACCAAGCCGCGTCGCTTGAAATCGCGGCGATGGCCCATAAGCCAACCGGGGTCCCTATCGGCGGAACCATAGGCATCCTCCAGGACTTCGCAGCGCGGTATTCAGCAGTCAACCTCGCCGCGCACGCGCCGGGGCAAGGCAATTCGCTGATGGTCGCTCACCTGTTCTCGCGGGCCACAAGGCAGATACTCGACCGCATCCCCGCCAACAAGGCGAGGCAGGTCCTCGAAGAAGTGTTGGTGAACCCGGAAGCCATGGCCTTGCTGTTGGAGCGCATCCCTGCTAACTCTAAGAGGGGGGTGGGGATGGCTCTCCAGTTTCGCGCCTAAATGTGGAACACGGGGATCATGGGCTGGATGGATGGACCTGAGTCCGAGTAGTATCACGTAATTCCAGCGCCCAAGGATAGGCCATGCCCATCACGTCCACGACGAAGAAAGTCACCGCGCTCGGCAACGATGCGGCGACTGTCTTTTCGTTCTCGCCCGTCGTCATCCCTGACGCTGACAGTCTTGAGGTAACGGAGACGACGGCTGCCGGCGTCGAAACTGTCATCGTTCGTGGGACGGGTGCGACCAACTACAGCGTGGCCGTCACGACCTACCCCGGCACAGGCTCGATCACCTACCCCGCGAGTGGTGGTACGCCTCTGGCGACGGGGGAAAGCCTGACGATCAAGCGATTGGTGCCGGTCACCCAGACCGTCGATCTCAACAACCAGGGCGGCTACTTCGCGGACGTGCAGGAAGGCGCGCTGGACAAGGCCACGATGGTCGACCTCCAGCAGCAAGAGGAGATCGACCGCTCGCTGAAGGGGCCGGTATCTTTCACGGGGACCTTCGGGGCGCTGGATACGCCCGTTGCCAGTTATTACGTCCGCCGCAACGCCGCCAACGATGGCTATGAACATTCAGCCCTTGTCGTGGCAGACGGTTCTCCTTCCGATGCTACCCCGTCAACTGTTTCAGCTTCGGTTGCTTCTGCCGGAACAGGCGTGTCCTTTTCACGAGACGATCACGTCCATCTCAAAGCGGCAGACGTATCAGCTTCCACCACGGATGCGGGCATTGTCGAACTGGCCACCCCGACGGAGACCACGACAGGAAGCTCCGTGAACCGCGCCGTAACGCCTAAAGGCCTGCACGACATGACCTCCCTCGCAGGTGCCGCCTGGTTCCTCGACGAGGACAGCATGGTGACGGACAGCGCGACGAAAACGGCATCGCAGCAGAGCATCAAAGCCTATGTGGACGCGAACAGCGGTTCTACGATCACGGCAGGCACGCCGCTGGTTCAGAGCCCTCTCGCGAACGCTACAGTGACGCAGGCCCACGGGCTGGCCGCCGAGCCGAACATGCCGATGGAAATGATTATGGAATGCCTGACCATCGACGCGGGCTGGGCTGTCGGGGATAAAATCCGGGTCGGTCCCACCAGGCAGAACAACAGCAGCGTGTCGGGGTGGGCAGTTTACGCCGACGCGACAAACGTGGTTCTTCTGAACCTCGGTAATGCAATCAACTTTCCCAACAAGTCAACGCGAGCCAATTCCAACGTCACGTTGGCGCGTTGGAAGCTAACCATTACGCCAATGCTGAGGACCTAGGCCCATGTATCGCACATATTTTGACACCACGACTGGCGCGTATCTCGGGAGCTATGATGGGCCAGACGAGGGCAACCCGCATCGCGGGCAGCCTTCTGTTGAGGGCCAGGTGGACGCCTTCCATGTCCTGCGCGACGGTGCAGCCGTTCGGGAGGTCCCCGTCCCGTCCTACCGCGCTCAGCGCAAGGCCGCATACATCGCCGAGCTTGGCGACGTGCCGGAGTTCACCGAAGCCGTGGGCGACGTTCTGGACGACCTAATCCGGGAGGTTCGGGCGCTGTCCGTGGCCCTCTCGCTGGAACCCATCACGCCTGAGTTTGGCGTGCTCTTGGAAAAGATCGCGGCCATCAAAGCGCGTTATCCGCAATAACAAAGGCAGGGAACATGGCAATGCGAGACCCAGATATTGTCACCGGCGCGATGTGGTCGGTCGCCGGAGGAACGGGTTTGACGATCCAGGTTATTACTGACTTCGGCAGCCTTGTTGTTGTTGTTCTGAATATCGCAATTGCCATCGCAGGCCTCGTGCTGGTCGGGTCGCGGATCAGGGCATCGAAGCTGCGGGATCGCCAGAAGAATAGTTCGGAGGATGCACCGTGACCGACCTTATCGACCTGACCGCACGCTTCACCATGCCCGCCGCGATGTCGCTGCTGCCTGCAAAAATGGACAGCCCGGAGGCTCGTGCGATGATCCTCGCCATCGGGCTGCAGGAATCCAACTTCGAGCACCGCAAGCAGATCGTTGGCCCTGCGCGCGGGCTGTTCCAATTTGAATCTGGCGGCGGCATCCGTGGTGTTCTGACCCATCGTGCGAGCGCCGAACCGGCCATGGTGGTCTGCGAGGCATTGCTGTACGAACCCTCGGACTGGGCGGTATACCTGGCGCTGGCGGATAACGACGTACTGGCCTGCGCTTTCGCCCGTCTGCTGTTGTGGACACTGCCAGCCGCCCTGCCAAAGCAGGGCGATGCCGAGGAAGGCTGGCGGCAGTACATCGCCGCATGGCGACCGGGCAAGCCCCATCCCGCTACATGGGGCGAACATTTCAACAAGGCATGGAGCCTTCTAGGAGACTGACTATGGAAACGAAAAACTGGTATGCGTCGAAGACCCTCTGGGTCAACCTCGTTGCTGGCGGCGTCACTGTCGCGGGCGTGTTCGGTGTCGATGTCGGGCTGTCGCCCGAGACACAGGCGGAACTCGTGGCCGGCATCCTCGTGGTCGTCAACATCATCTTGCGCTTCGTCACCAACACGGGTCTTCGCGGGTGACGTTCTACCTCGCCACCACAGTCATCCTGGCGCTACTAGGCGCAGCCGGATGGTTGTGGTGGCGGTCCTACCGATCAGGAAAAACCGCAGAGAAGCTCCGCAATCTCGACGCGGGCATTCAGGGGCTAGACCATGCACGCAAGGCTGTTGATGACGTTCGCCGCGATCCTGATGCTCGGGACAGGTTGCGCGACAAGTATCGCCGTTGAGCCATCGCTCAACCCATTTTGCACCCTCGTTGGCCCGCCCCCAGGCGACATGATCCCGGAAGCGGGCGCTCCGACAGGGTGGGTCGACGAATATCTGGCGGTGTATGACGAGACGTGCGGCTAGAAGACCCGACCTCTGGAGGTATCCCGTGGCCAACTCAAAGCGACTGCTGATCGCCCTCGCGCTCGTGATGGTTCCGCTGCCCGTCTGCGCGACGGCCCCTTCTGATCCGACCGTCTGCCCGCCTGTCGTAGAGCACCCGCAGGACTTCCTGTTTCAGGTGCAGCAGGAACTCTACGTGCTGCCCGAACCGAGTGCGATCGAGGAGATGTTGAAGGACTTCCAGGTCATGCGGGGTCAGTGCCGCGCCCGCGGGCCTGCGAGAATCTCCACGAGGGCGGCGCCAGCGGAGACCCCGCGCACGTTCGAGCACTCCTCGTTCACGTCAGCTAATGTCAGTCCTTCTTGCCCGCATCTGGTGCAGACCCCGACAAACTTCTGCCCTTTGCCTTTGGGGCTGGTGCGAACTAGTGAATGAATCTCAGACATCGACTTCCACTTGCCGGTCATCGGTCATCCTCACCGATCTTCCGTTCGTCGTAGGTGAACAGGGCGATGCAGTTCCACGCCGCCGCGATCATGTGATGGCTCCCGGTTTCCTTGTCATGGGTCTCGCCGCGCCAGAAGGCCCAGCAGTGGCGCATGAGTGAACCGAAACAACGGCCCCACTTCATCCCGCGTTCCCAGTTGCGGTCCGCGTACTTGGCCGCGCCAAGGCGGTAGTGATGGGCCAGCGCCTCCAGAGCCTCGGGCGGGATCAGGTCATAGCGGGCCTTGCCGTCGTCGTAGCGAAGGCCCCCGCCATCAGGCTTCTCTCCTGCTTGGGGCATTAGCCACCTCTGCGTCCCGATAGTGGGTTCCCCCGGCTGCCATGCGGCCCCGACCTCTACTTCCCCCAGGAACTCCATATCTCCATACGGGCGACCGGCTGCTTCCTCAGCCTTGTCGTCGGCAACCGCATCAGCCATGGCGTCGGCAGCCGAATAAGCCAGACCGCTCAACGTGAACGGCATCTCAGGCTGCGCAGGGCGCAGGCGCGGGCATGAGAGGCCCCCGGAGCAGCCTTTGCCGCTGAGCAACACCCCCGTCTCGCGCGCGTACCACTCGCCGCAAGCGCATCGCACCGAGTAGTTTTCGGTCTTCGCCGTCGCATCCGGCCCCTTGTAGATGGTGCCGCCTTCGCTCGTGATCTCGCTCATGTTGTGTTCCCTTCGATGTGCATGACGTGCCGGATGTAATAGAGGGCGATCAGGGCAGCTTCCGCAACGCCGTCCTGTCGCACGAGCTTCCAATGCCAGTCACCGGCTTTCCGACCGAACAGACGGGTGGCCAGATCACGGCTGGCGTTCTTGTTCGACGACAACCCCATCTTGCCCTTCCAGACAGTCGGGGTCACGTAGTCCTGCCGCAGCGTCCAGTTGCCGACCAGAGCCTCGGCAGCGCCGAACATGCGCCCGAACTGGAATGACGACGCGACACCCTGCCGGGGCATGGCGTTGACAAGCTCGACCACGCCGATGTCAGGCGCCATCTGCTCCAGCCAATCGCCCGCCCTTGCAGCGTCGAGCGTCACCTTCTTCCTGACCTCCAGCACAGGCATCTCGATGGCGTCGATCAATTCGCCAGAGAGGCTATCGACGACGGCCAATCCCCCCGTTCTACCGGGGTCTACTCCGAGCACGATCATGCCCTTGCCTCCTCGCATGACAGAATGAAGTCCCGTGCCAGCCACGGCGCTATCGCGTTGCCGTAGGCGCGCAGTCGTCCCACTCGGGAGGGAACCCCATGAGCCAGCGGGAAAAGGCCGGGTCCAACGCGCCGCGCTTTTCCGTCAGCGCAGGGGACGAGGTAGTAGTCTGACCAAGGCCCCAGACCTGGCGACCCAGCAGACCGTTCACCGGGGCTGTCCCTTCCGCCGATCCATCCTTGTGGTCCCTCGATGTCGGGGTTGCCCATCCCGCCACCGGCATCACCTTCGCCGCGTCCGCCGACAACGCTCCGCCCGCCTGGTTCGGCCCGCCGTTCGATCCGTCCGTTGCCCTTGGCGTGTTCCAGCCCGCCATCTGCACCGCCGTCTTCAGTGCGATGCCCCCTTCCCTGCCTGGCGGAATCTTGCCGCCCGTGCTGTCGTTCGCCCGTGGAGTAGGCCACCCAAAACAGTCGCTGTCTGATATGGGGCGCGCCCGCGCTCGCAGCGCACAGATCGGCGGCCCCGACTGCATATCCCAGTGCTTCCAGGTCAGCACGTACTCCAGCGAGCCATTCACGTCCATCCTTGCTCGCAACCTGCTCTCCAAAGATGACTGGAGGGCGGTGCTTCTCGACGAGGTTTCGGAAGACTGGCCAGAGGTGTCGTTCATCGTCTTTTCCCCTTCTCTTGCCGGCGTTCGAGAACGGCTGGCATGGTAAACTCGCGGTCCACACGGGACGATCATCGGGCCATCCGGCGAGCCTCAGCGCCAGTGGCCAGCCTCCGACCCCGGCGAACCAGTGAGCTTGATCGTACCACGGAAGCTCATCGCCCGCCACGTCGTTGATGTCGGAGCCATCGACCATGCCCGCGGACAGGTGCCCGGCGTTCTTGAGGTTCTGGAGCCAGCGCCGCGCGAACGGATCGAACTCGTTGTAGTAGGCTGTCATTTTTTGTACCTCAATCCCTGCCAGGCTTCAACGTTCACAGGCCAGTCGGCGCACCAATCGGGCAGTGGCCCCCTCATCAGTTCCTCAAACTCCTCGATCGAGCCGAAGCCTTTCCGCGGTTCCGCGATGATCTCATCATAGACGGTCAGGACCACAGGGTAGCCGGCGTTTTCTGCGCGTTGTGCCGCAGGCATCAGTATCTCACGCGACGTAGCCTGACAGGCGTTCTCGAACAGCTTGCCGCCGTAGGTGTAGACGCGCTTCCACCGCCCCCCCTTCTGGCTCTCGTAGGTCAGCTTGGCCTCGGGTTCGCAGTTACAGGTGCCGGCAGCGCAATCTTCCTTCTCGGCGGGCTTGTGCCACTGCGGCATACCCGTCCGCAGTTGCGGCTTCCAGTACCAGGTACGCTTGCCGTTGGGCAGGATCATCGACAGCCAATCGTCGACAACCTGGAAGCCGATCTCGCGGTAGCCCGTCGTGCGACCGGGGTACTCGACGGCCTCGATAGCCTGCCGTTGCAACCGGTACCACGTGTTCACGATGGCGGGATGTTCGGAGCGCCACGCCTTGCAAATCTCGATGATGCGTTCGTCGGTGTGGCGTCCGCTGCTGTCGAACTTCAACCACGCTCCGAGAGCGCCCTGAAAACCAAAAGCGAGTTCGCCCGTCTTGCCGTCCTGCCGCTCCAGGGGGTGCGTCTTCTTCGTCACCGTTCCCACGGGCAAGTTGTAGATGCGCTCGGCCATACGTTCGTATATCGCCTCACGTCGCCGGAACGCCTCGACCTTCCACTCCTCACCGGCGAGGCAGGCGCCGACGACGGCCTCGATGGAAGCGAAGTCGCCCGCGATGATGTAGTTCCCCTCCTCGGCCATGATCCAGTGCCGCCCGGCCTTGCTCACAGCCTGCATGGCGTCGCCATAGATGCAGTCGAGCCATTCCGCGTCCTCGAACATGATGTCGTCGACAAGGCGGGCAGGCTCGACGTGTTCCCACGAGCGCACAAGGTTGAGCGGCTGGAAGCCCGAACCTGTTTCGCGCCCCGTCAGGGCACCGTGGTAGCGCGTCTGAAAGCGGGCGCGCCCATCGGCCCCGCGCTGGCGGGCCATGGCGTCCAGCTTCTTCGTTGACGCCTTGTTGATGGCCAGCCTGATCTCCAGGGCCTTGAGGGGGAGCGCGGGCAGGGTATCGTTCCGGCGCTCCTCCCGTGCTTCGACATCAGCCTTGATGACTTCCTCGATCGTCGCCGCCTGCATGTTCGCAAGCTCGATGCCTTGCCCGCCGAACCAGAGCCGAACCTTCTCGGTCTGTGTCGGGTTGAGGCCCGTGATTCCCTGGAACTCCTTGGCCAACTGCTCGCTGCGCTGATCGACGATGCGGCCAGCGGCTTCGATGCCGGCTATGTCGAGATGCAGCCCGCGCATGTTGATCTTGTGGCTGAGATGGAACCACGGCACCTCACGCTCGGGAAGATCGCCAAGGAAGTCGCTGACGCTCTGCTCGATCATCACGTCGCGCTTGCAGTAGTCGACGAAGCGGCGGAAATCCTCGTCGGGAATCTCGGCCTTGGCCGTCTTTAGGTAGAGCTTGCTGTACTTCGTGATGAGACGGGCACCATCGGGGTCCTTACCCTCATACCCCAGGACGTTCGCCAGCTTGTCAAGCGCCATCGGAAGCGCGTAGTAGGCCGCGGCTGCCATGGTGTCGCGCCATTGATCGTCAGCGGGCAGGGGCCAGCCGTAGCGGGGTGCCAGAATGTTGGTCCAGATCGACCGCTCGAAGGCGACGTTGTGAGCCTCGACGGGCGCACCATCGCGGATCATCTCGAACAGGTGCTCGGGCAGTTCCATCCCCGGCCACCAGGCTTCGATGTCGTTGTTCTCGAAGCCCCAGCAGACGCAGATCACGTCCGTCGTCGGGTCCTCGGAATAGACCCATTGGCCGACCTGCTTGAGATTAGCGTAGGACTTCGTTTCCAGATCGACAGTTATCATCAGCTTCCCCTTTCAGTCGCTTGAGAACGATGCGCCCGCGTTCCCGAGTCAGCCGGGTGTCAACGATGCGGCCATCGACCCGGATATCCCAGTATTTCAGGCGCCCTCTACCACACCGGGTCAACGTGATCTTCTTCATCTAGCCCTCCCTGCACGTAGACGCGGATCAACTCGGAAATCGAGCAACCCCTTGCGACGGCGGTGTCCTGAAGCTGCCCCCACATCTCTTCATCGAAGCCCGACGTGAAGACGACAGGGTAAGCTCCCCGCTTCTTCGCCCGCGCGCCTTGGGCGACGTGAGGCTTTTTGGATTTGACGTGAACCTCCCTGAAGTGAGCAACCCTGGCCGTCAGCATGGCGTGACGCTACCGGCACGGACGGGCGAGACCCAGGTGAAGTGAAACAGCCGGAACGGCCCCACCATCCACCACGTCTCGACACCTTGATTGGACAGGTACTCCAGCCCCGTGTTGATGACGCGCTTCTTCAGGCGCCAGATGCGGGGGTGGGCCGACAAGGCCCATACCCCCCCCGTTGCGTTCTCGAAGTCGAAGATTTTCATAGCGTCTCCTTCTCTGCTTTCGTCTTCAACGCCGCCGCGTTGAGTTTTGCGGTGTGGTACTCGATCCGCACCTTGGCCGCCTTGATCTCGCCGCGGTGGTACGCTGCATGCCACGCCCAGGTGCGCGTGGGCTTCTCCTTCGTGGCGATCCGTTTGCGTTCGTCGCGGTCAGCCTCGACGGCCAGTTCCTGAGCGCGAACGAGCGCTTCAGCCTCGGTGGTGAATGCCCTGTCGTCAGGCACGATACAGTGATCGGCCCGGTACACGATGCCAGCAGAACGAACCTCGATGCCCGCGATGTTATGGAGCTCGGCTCGTTCGGTTCGGTTGGAAACTGTGACGTAGCCAGTCGGGTCCATGTAGCGGGGAGCGCAGGTCACGCAGGGAATCGACACCACGATCTCATCGTGGAATATCACTCTCAGACGGGCGGTGCCACCGCAGTCAGGGCATGTGGCCTGCGCTTCCGTGATGTTGCAGATGGCGACCCAAACAGGATCGCCGATGCTGTATTTGGTTTTCATAGCGTCTCCCCTTCCATCGTTGAAAAAGTGGGGACCTCTCATCCCCTCGGACGCTACCAGGGCGCCTCGCGGTTTTCCTGAACCGAACTGAAAGTCCTTTTTCTGGTTGGTTGCGAAGGGGGGTTATCCCGCCCGGCGACGACGGCTGGAGCCGCCTTCGTCGTTCGAGGCCGTGCGACCGACCGGCTTGAACGCGCCGGCAGCCGAATTGGAGACGAGGCGCTCACCCTCGCCGGTCCACTGGAAGCCCTTGAGGTAGAGGTTGACGCCGGGCTTGCCGTCGCGACCGATCGGGTCGTAGCAGTTGACCTCGATCAGAGCCATGCCCATGCAACCCTGATAGACGGTGCCGCGCTGGGTAAAGTCCAGAGCGTTGCCGTCATCGCCGGCCACATAGACGCCACCGGGCGCGTCCTGGCCATCGAGGTTGAACTGGGTGCTGGCTCGGATCACGAGCTTGCCGACGTAGGCGTCACCCTGCTTGCCCTTGGCCACACGCTTGGCCGCGAGATCATCGCCGTCGAGGATCGGGGAGTTGATCTTGCCCTCATCATAGTCCTTCTCGGCACTGGCGCCCCACTTGGTAACACAGGCGTCGACGATGGCGTCTTCCAGGTCCTTCAGGTCGTCGGGGTCGAAGGCCATCTCGATCTTGTAGGAGGGCTTGCCCTCGTTGCCCTTGGCGTCCACGAACTTGTCCTTCTCGAACAGAGCGTGGTTGATGAGCCGGCCGACGGGAGTGAGAATCTGCGTCTTTTCGGTAGCCATGTCAGTGTTCCCCTTTCGTGGGAGTGGAGTTGTGCTCGTCGAACCTTGCGACGAGTTTCTGGAAAACCTTATGGCCCGTGACATAGGTGACGACGTTCTCGGTGTCCTCAGGGGCGAAGATGTAGGCTTCGAGGTTGCCCTGCCGCGCCTGCTCGCACTGGCTCTCCTGGTGCGCGCACCTTGCGGAGATACGAACCCGCCGAACCTTGTAGGCCCCGCCGTCAGCGCCATACTCGTTTCGCACCCCGAGGTCGTTGATGCGAAGCTCGCCGGGCTGGTAGAGGAGGGGTACGTGAATATCCACCTTCTCAATGTCTTGCATTACTTCTTCCCCTTTCGTGGGAGTGGTTGAAACGAAACTCTATTTCGGCGGAAGTCCAAGAACGCGGGTGCGGTAGTGATCGCTATCGCGCCCATAGGTGTCAGCCCATTCAGCGATGACAGTCTTGTTCGTGATTTCGACATCCTCGGACGACACGCGACGGACGTAGACATTCGTGTCCTGGCCGCGACACTCCTCGGTGAAGCGCCCTTCACCGCGAAGCTGCTGACCGAAGTCGAAGATCATCGGTTCTCCGTCGCGCATGCAGCCTTCGCGAGTGTCAAAGAATGGGTCGGGGGTGCCCGCAGCGCCGTCGAAGATGAAGAAAGCGGTTGACCGCCCCGACATTGTACCGGCGATTGCTTTGGGGCCTTCGATACTGGTCACCCCGTTCACCACCCTCCACTGGCGCCGCTCATCGTTGCGCGACATGATAGTGCCCTCAACTTCGAAGTCGTCTCGGGTGCGTGACATGCTGTGCCACTTATCGAGTTCCGGCCACGCTTTATCGGTGAGCGAGTGTCTTGTCGGCGTCACGATCACGCCCTCGGAGCCCGCGCGCGTGTCAAGGATGAACTTCGCGATCCACGACGCCAGTGCGGTCACCCCTACCCCGTGACCGGAGGGAATGGCCATGCGGACGGGCTTGACGGCGTTGAAGCCATTGAACCCCCGCGCCTTGATCTCGGAGCCGAGCCGATCCAATACCTCGCATTGCCAAGGCATCGGTCCATGTCGGCAGCCCTTGAAGCGATTACGGTACTCGCCTTGGAGTTCGACCACCTGGATCGACCGCTCGGTTCGCCACGGGAACGCCCACATGACATAACCGAGAGGGTCAGCGTAGAAATCCGCTTGATGGGTCATCACTTCTTGCGCGCGTCTTTGAACGCGCTCTTGGTGTCTTTGGAAACGGCGGGCCGGTTGTCGCTGTCCTTGACCACCGTCAGCCCGGCGTCAGGCGCGTAGGCGTAGCGCGCCGAGAACGCTTTGCCCTCGGACATCTTCTCGATCTGGGCAGGCGACTTCAGTTCGGGATCGCTGAACGCGGCCTTCTTGAACTTGGCGATCGCTGCCTCCTCGGCGTCGTCCTTCCAGATACGGTTGGCACGAGCGTTGGCCAGCTTGCGACCGGGGATCGGGTTCCCGCTGCTGAGACGGGCGAACGCCGTCTCACCGGCAGCCTTGGCAGCGATCTTGGCGATGTCGAACAGGTCGAGCATCCGACCGACCTGATCGTTCGTGAGTTCGGGAGCGGGTGCGGCCATCAGTTCCTCCAATTCGTCCATGTCGGACATGATCTGCGGGCAGGCGCGGGTGCGGGCAGGACAAAAGCGGCAGTGCTCACCGCTGGCGGTCGCGTCGGACGTTCCCGCGGCATCCATCGCGGGGACCAGGACATCGGTCATCCAGTCCCAGAGATCGTCGGTCGAGATCGACCACTCGCGGATCGGTCCGTTCCAGTGGAAGCCCCTCGGCTGGCAGACGACGACGTTGACCGTCTCGACCTTGTTCCAGATGTCGAGCGTGTCGAGCATTCCGCAGGCGTAGTACATCAGTTGCGGGTTGTCCTCGACCTCGACGACGATGCCGGCGCCATGCTTGTAGTCCCAGACGTGAAGGGTCTCGTCTTCCTCGTCGAAGTGGCAGAAGTCGGACGTGCCATAGAACTGCGGGTGAATGCCGGGGCAGTGGAACGAACGCTCGACCCACGAGTTGCCCTGATTGCGTTCGGGATAGCGGGTGCGAATGGCGTCGAGATAGACCTGCACGGCATCGGCCATGTCCTTGTCGACATCGAAGACTTCCAGCGTTCGGGCGAAATCGGATGATGCCATGGCGCCAATGAATTCCCATGCTTGCGCATCGGTACTCAGGCACATCTCGCCCAGCGTGTGCGCATTGGTGCCAAGGCTCGCGTGTTCGCTCTCGCCGTCCTCGATCCCTTCGCTCAGGGTGACGGAAGCCGGACAGTGCATCCAGCGATGGGCGCCCGAAGCCCCCAGCGGAGAGTGGCCAGTCGGAAGGATTGCGTTCATCACGCGCCCCCCATCGCTGCGTCGATGGTCTCGACGAAGGCGCGACGGTCTGCGCCCTTGAGGTTGGACGGGCTTGTCACACCGAAGCTCTTGAGGATGGCCATGATCGGCTTCGGCGTGAGCTTCTGCGCGCCCTCGCTGGCCTTCTTGCCCAGATCGAGATCGGTCAGTTCGTCGCCACCGTCACTGCCACCAGCACTGCGACGACCACGGCGACCATCGGCAGGAGCAGGATCGTCAGCAGCAGGCTCAGGCGTCTGTTCCGGCGCTGCCGTTGCTCGCGCGCGGCGGCCTCGGCGTCCCGTCGCTGCTCCTGCTGGCGCAGGGTCAGGTTCATCTGCAACCGCCACAACTGCATCTGCAGCTCCGGCGCCATCATCTCCAGCATCGTCTGCGGGCTTGCTGCGGCGTCGGCGCTTGGGGGCAGCGGCGGGTGCTTCTTCGACGGCCACGTTGTCGGTCTGCTGGATGACATCGGAAGCGGCCTCCTTTTTGTTGTCGTAGTCGTCGCGGATGGTGCTGACCGGGCGGATCGAGAGTTCGACCTCGCCCGTGATGAGCGAAATCCCGTCGAAGTCCTCAACCGGCCCAATGAGAGTGATTGTCACACCCGCTATGCCTTCGGCGCATTCGTAGTTGAAACTATTGATCTTCATGGTGTTCCCCTTGGACTGTTTCGGATTGCAACAGAGCGGCGATGGTACACTATCTCTCGGCCAAGTTCAAGCGGCCAGCTTCGTGCAGCGATGAAAGCCCATCCCCAGCTTTTGAAGCGCCCGACCGAGCCATCCAATCGGCTTTCCGCATTGCTGGCACTGCCAACTTTCGTATTTATGGGGCATCTCGTCTTCTCCTTTATCTGGCGTCCAGCGCCATGTAGATGTTCTTGTCCTTGGCGATCGCTGTTCCCAGGATGCGCTCGTCGAGGGTATCGGGCACGACGGGGACGTGGCCGGTGACGTGATCGCCCGTCTGGCCCATCCGGTGAATGCGGTCGAGCATCTGGTCGTTCTTCCCCGGCACCCAATCAGGCTCGGCAAACACGACATCCTGCGCTTGTGCCAGCGTCCAGCCCTCCCCGAGCGGTATCATCTGGCCGAGGATGATCTTGATGTCGTCGCGTTGCTGGAAGGCATCGACAGCCTTCTGCTTGTTGTTGCCCGAAGTCGAGCCGTCCATGTAGACGAGGCCGTGTTTGTCGAGCCGCTTGCGCAGATATTCCAGCACCGTCTTGTGCCAGGCGCTCACGACAACCTTCTCGACGCCGCTCTCCAGCAGGTCCTCGACGTACTCGGCAACCGATGGAGCCTTGGCCTCGCCCAGCACCCGTCGCGCCGTCGCGACTTCACCGTCGATCGGGACTCCATGATTGAAGCTGTCGTGGTCCATCTCGTACAGCTTCTCGGCCATCTTCCAGCCGGGGTGCTTGAGTGCCTTGCGAATGTCGCTGGTCATACTCATGGGAAAGGGGTGCCACTGCTTGAGGGGAAGCTCGTGGAGGCACTGGGCTTTCAGTCGCCGCACCATGAGTCGGCTGCGTAGGCGATATTGGAAGTCGTCAAGGTTCCGAGGCTGGTTGCGAACCGTATCAGACCAGTGCAGCTTGTTGCTCCAGACCTGTGTCTCAAGATCAAAGACAGGACTGCGGACCATTCCGCCGCCCGCCTCGTAGTAGAACTCTCGGAAGTCTTCGAGGCTGGCGTTGTTGATGGCGCCCCAGTCGAGCAAACGGAAGGCGTTGTACGCCTCGATCGGCTGGTTCGGAAGCAGACTGCCCGTGGCCAGGGTGAAGCGGCCCGTGACGCTCGGGAGCATGTCAGGAGCGCAGATGGTACGGGTACGGCGGTTGCCCTTCGGGTCCTTGATCGCGTGAGCTTCGTCGAGAATGACGTGATCCCAGTGGTGGTCGAGGATGGCGTCGAGGATCGCGGGGTTCGAGAGCAAGTTGTAGCTAATGATGACGTAGCTGGCCTTGACGCTGACGCCACGGCTGGCCTTGCCGACGATATATGTCTCTACGTCGGGGATCGTCGACCAGCGCCATATCTCGCGTTCCCAGTTCAAGCGAAGGGAGGCGGGGCAGACGACAAGAGTGCGCTTCGCTCCGATCGCATTCGACACCAGCACCGATTGCGCCGTCTTCGTGAGGCCGGGTTCATCGCCCAGGATGCCGTGGTTGCGATTGAGGATGTACTCGGCGCCGGCAAGTTGGAACTCCTTGACGGACCAGCCGGGTGGGAGATCAGGCACGGGGGCGCGATAGAACATCGGATTGACCGCGCGTGAGGCCACGATCCGGTAGTCGTCAGGGTTGATAGTCGAGTGGTCGAGTTGCAATTGTTTCCCCTTCGTCGCGGTAAACTTACGTCGTGCTATTCCCCGCCGCGCCCGATGGAGGAAATGATGGCGTCCACGGCGGCGGTGGCGTAGCCTCTGTGGTTCACGCCCATGTCGTCACTCATCATCTCCTCCATCGGGCGTGGCGGGCGGCGGATGGTGATGTCGGCAGGTTGGATAGGGCGTTCCACAGACCCAACTCCGCGCTGTCCAGCAATCCCCAAATCGACGGGTCGAGGTCTGTGATGCGCCATTGACATAGGCCATCTTCGTCGCGCGCGGGCTCTCTGATAGCCCGCCCCTGATGGTGGAACGCGAAGAGGAAGTGCGCCGCCGTGGCCACCCCCTCCAGTGCCGCGACCCGCGCCGTCAGCCGTGCGATGGTGGCATCTGCGTTCTCGGCCGCGATGGCGAGGGCTGCGTCCTTGGCGTATTGAACGGCTTCAATGCTGCACACGCTGCACATACCGGGGCCGCCGCAGCGCGCCTTCACCCCGTCTTCTCGCGGCCTGACGTGGCCATGTCCCGTGTAGGTCATGTCGGCTCTCCCTCGGGACCATTGCCCAGCGCGCGGATGGCGGCAATCGCCCTCGCGCATCCGGGGCCTATCAGGTTCTGCTCGAAACTGGTAAGCGCGCTTTTCGTTCGGACGTTGGGGGCCTCACGCCATAACCGCTTCACTTCCGCCTCCGCCCGCTCCATACCCCCGCGCTCGGCTGCGATCAGGGCGGCCTCGATGTCGTTTGCCAGTTCGGACAATCGCGGCTCTGCGATGTATCCCGAAACGCTGGCGGCAATCTCTCTGGCGGCCTTTGCGACAGCTTGTGCGGCGTCGGCGGCGGCCTGGTCGCTGGCGATGGCGGAGGCCCATGCGGCGGCCCATGCGGCGGCCCATGCGTCGCCGGCGGCCTCGATGGCGTAGACGTATTCGTTGGCGATTTCTTCGGCGGTCTTATGGGCGTCGATCATACTACGGTCCTCCTGTTGTTCTCGGCGGGCGCGGCACCTTCGGCAAACCCGTACTGCTCCAGGATGTCGATCACGTCATTCAGGGCCTCGGAGTACCCAGATGCCATCGGGTCGCCGGGGCACACGGCACCACCCAGCGCGTCGATGTCGCGCCAGAGGTCGTTCAAGTCGGTCATTGTTTTGTTCCTCTGTGCAGTTGTGTCGTCACTCATGGCAGTTCCCCTGTTTCCAGCATCTGCATGAGAGCGCGTACCTGTTCGGCCTTGGCGGCGGCCCTTACGGCGGACTCTGCGTCCCATGCGGCGGTCCCTGCGTCGGCCCGTGCGGCCCGTGCGGTGTCGGCGGCGGCCCCTGCGGCGGCCCATGCGGCCCATACGGCGGCCCCTGCGGTGGCCCTTGCAGCCTCCCCTGCGGCGTCTCGTGCGTCGGACCGTGCGGCATCGGCGGCCCGTGCAGCGTCCTCTGCGGCGGCCCGTGCGGCGGCCCGTGCGGCGTACTGTGCGGCGGCAGAACGGGCGGCGGACCCTGTGGCGGCCAGTGCGCCGTCGGCGCGGATCAGTGCGCTCGCGGGGAGATCGCCAACGGCGACCCTTCGTGCCGTCTTGATACACTGGCGAGGCCGCGTGTCGTGCGGGCACTCTGCCTCGAACAGATGCAGCACCTGTTCCGCGCACCAGCATGCGAACAGGCGTGCGGTCCGCTCATTCCAGTGCTCGCAGTGGCGGAGCAGCCGGACGTTGCGAGCGACAACCTTGTCGGACCTCTCTACCACGCGGCCCTTGGTCTCGGCCTCCCAGATCACCGGGCCGAGCCAATGAATCAGGTCGGCCTCCCGGCAGAGGTGGTAGCCCTTCTTGCACGGCACGAGCGGGCCCTTGATGGGCGGCATCCACTCTCCCGGCTGGCCACCATCAGGCAGGCTCCACAGCGCGTCCCCGCCGTTGCAGGATCGGCCCTCAGGGTCGAGGACCTTGAAATATCGTGTGGTGGTCATGGCTGCACCCCGCGTCTGTCGTGCTGGTAGAGATCGCGGCAGGCAGGATGACCCGTGCCGAGGTACGGAAAGCGAGTCTCGAACTGCGGCCCGTGCTCCCGGTGAACGAATGCTATGACGTGCGCCGGCGGCAGCGCAACGCAGTGTTCGTTGACGAACCCTGTGCAGGTGTCGCATGTGCGGCCCGTGCGGCGCTCGGTGCGGTTTGCGTCCACGGCTTCGGCGTCCTGTGTGGCGGTCATGACTTCTTCTCGCGCCCCTTCAGGTAGCCGGGGATGTCGAGAGGATCAATCTCGACCGCAGCCAACGGGTTCGTCAGCATCATCCCCGTTGCTTTGGCGGCGTACTCCATGAGTTTCATCTTGTCCCCAGGGCTGAGGGCGTCGAAAGCCTTCTTGGCGCCGTCGAGGTCGGCGCTCGGCCCAGCGGGGACCGCGCTACGCAGCTTCACAAGTTCCTTTGCGTCCGTCTCGGAGACGATCGCGAGACCCGCCTTGCTGGCGATGTTGCGAGCGACCGTCACCGCCGTCTTGTCGTCGAGCGCGTTGATAGCCTCCTCGGCACGGCGGAAAGGCGTGACGGTCGTCGAGGGCTTGGACGACTCTGCGATCTGCGCTTTGGCAGCCTTCGCCTTCTCGCGGTGCTTGACCGCAGAGGCCGCACCCTGAGAGCGAAGGTCGGCAAGCGCCTTGGGCGGGTCCTCGCTGGCCCCGATCAGGGCCAGCTTGTTGGCGAGGTTGTAGCCGTTCGTAATGTTGTCCTCGCACCACTTCTTGAACGTCAGCCCCGCCGTCTTGCACAACTCCTTGGCTTCGGCCAGACGATAGGCAGTCGACAGGCGCGCGTCGTCGTTCCTGGCTTCGGTGCGCTCGATCGACTCGAAGCGCGCGTTGACCTCCTTGGCGATGCCGGGGAGCAACTTGATGGCGTCGGCCTTGGCGTCAGCAACGGGGTTGTCGACCGTCTTGTTCGCGGGCTTCTTCCTGGTCGGCGCCTTCTTCTCGATATCGGCGGCAGTCTGGGCGTCGTCGTCGATCTTCTTCTGCGCAGCCTTGGCCTTGGCGACCTCGGCGGCTTCATCGGTGGGGGCAGCGGCCCCCTTCTTCTTGCGTGGCGTGGATGTCATTTGGCGATCTCCCGCGGCGTGGAGACAAAGGGGTCATGCCCTGACCGCCGCAATGTTGAATGTGTTCCCCTTAGGCGGCGATAGTACCACGTTGTGCCACTGATCGCACGGGCAAAAAAAAAGCCGCCCCTGCAAGGAGCCAACAGGGGCGGCTTCAGGCGGGCGCAGGGAGGGGCGCCGGGGAAAGAGCCAATACCCTTATAACTGGTTCGCCGGGCTGGCGCAAGCGCCGCCTTTACTCTATAGTCGCCGGTCCGTTCGCAGGGGAATCAAGGGGAACCATGACGCAATCACTTATCGACGCGGCCATCGCCTATGCAAAGCGGGGCTGGCCAATCATGCCTGTCAGACAGGACAAGACGCCCTACACCACCAATGGCGTCATGGACGCCACGACTGATCCGGCGCAGATCGAGGCATGGTGGGCCAGATGGCCACGGGCGAATATCGCGCTCAATTGCGGCGCTGCAAACATGATGGTCGTGGACTTCGACCCAGGCCATACCGATCCAGATGCCCTCGACCTTCCCGAGACACACCTTCGCCAGACGACACCACGAGGCGGCTTCCACCTGTTCTACGCACTCAAGGAGGGCGAAGTCGTCTCGCCGTCAACGTCCAAGCTGGCGCCGCATGTGGACGTGCGCTCGTTCAACTCCTATGTCCTCTTGCCGCCGTCATCGACGCCCGATGGCGTCTATGCGTGGTCCTCAGAAGGCAAGCCGGCATACCGGACGGATGAGATGGTCAGACTGGCTAACGCTGGCCGCAGGGACAAGCACGAAGACCACGACCGTTGGCTGATCGAAGCCGACCTGCCCGAACACGTTGAAGCGGCCACCAGGTGGCTTCAGAAGGACGCCAAGGTTGCTATCAAAGGCCAGGGGGGTGATGCCATGGCCTATGCCACCGCCGCGCACCTGAAAAGCCACGGCATATCAGAAGAACGCGCCCTCGATCTCATGTTCGACCACTGGAACCCGCGCTGTGTTCCTCCTGAGTGGGGGTATGAGCGTTTAGGTCGGTGCGTCGAACACGCTTACAGCTACAACACGTCACCACCGGGCAACATCACGGCAGCCTACCGGAAGGCTGTGCGCGCGGACGCCTTCAAACCGATCGACAAGCCATTGCCGAGTGGCCGCGAAGTCACCGCGGGCCGCTTCCGCATGGTGGACGATGACGGCATGGAGCATATCCAGCCGCCGCAATGGATCATGGAGGACGTGATCGCAGACGACAGTTACAGCCTTATGTTCGGCCCGCCGGGGACGTTCAAGAGCTTCATCGCCCTCGACATCGCGCTCAGTATCGCCACA